CTCCAGGCAGCTTGTGCCGTCCCGGAGGCTGGGGGATGGCAAAGCGGCGAAGGTACGAGGGGAGGGAATGCAAGAAAACGGTATTTGAGGAAATTTTTTTGTTATAGTGCGGAACGCGTAATTCGGAAGGAGGAAGGACGTTGGTATAGCGAGCGAAAGCGTCCTCCAAATTCACGAGCGCGGCACCAAGTTTTGGGTCGGGGTAGATACTGTGAGCCTGGGCCTGGTACATGGTAAGTTGTAGGCTCTCCAATACGGCTAAGTCGGAGCGGCCATCCTCCAGCACGAGCTGGGTGCGGCGAAGGACGACCTCAGAGTCGACATGCAAGGCGGGCTCGCCGTACAGAAAGCCACAGAAGTCTAGGGATGGGCCGTGTTCAACTTTTGCGACGAAGGTTGAGATGGCGGGCGAAAGGTAAGCAAAGGATCCGTTAAGGATCATATCGTCACCGCTAAAACAACAAGGGGTATCAGGAGGGAAGTTGAACGACGCTGAAGTCAAAGCCATGTTGCCGATGGTGTTGCACAACCAGGTGTAACGATCGCCAGAGGCCTGCATGGCGGGCATGGGGCCAAGGAAGGATCGGCGGGAGTGTCGGGTTTCGACGAAAGCGTCAGCTACATGGACCGGGACGCCGAGGCGAATGAAAACCTCTCGGTAAAGCAAGGAGAAAGACTCATTCACCCCGGTGTCCCAACCGGTGTAATCACAGGCCGTGGCGGGTTTGGATTGATCCCAGTGGGCATCGTACCAAGCTTGCTGATCCTGAAGGGACTTGCCGCTGTGGAGGTAGACGGTTTTTTTAACTTTTTTTTCTAGCATGCGTTGAACATAAAGGGCCCAGACATCGTCAGTGAACAGCTGAGTTTGCGAAACGTTCGAAACGATTTGGCCTTTTGTCGCGTGCGAGTGCATTTTTCCGAGTTTTTTTATTCTTTGGGATTTGTTGAAGAGCTGAACGTAACGGACATCCCAGTCGACGGGGGCCTTGGTGAGAGATTCCTGAATAGAAGAGAAGGTGCGAGAAGAGGCCCAAGAGACCAACCGGTCACGCCTGCACTCTTCGAGAAGAGCGTGGTCAAGCGTGGATTGCGATAGGTCAACGAGGGAGGAAAGGGAACGGATGAGATCCTTGGCGTCCTTGCGGTGCTGAGATTTCACTCTGGGGGTAGCACTGTGAATACGCTCACGTAGAGAGATGTTCATAGTAGCTTGGTCTTTCGCAGAGTGGGTCAGACCGAGAGGGGACTTACCTTTCTGAACTTGGTTCGTGGCGCCGTAGATAGGGTCGAAGCGTTCGCGAAGTTCAGTGGAGTCATCCGGGTGCATATTCGTAACGGGGTCGAAGTGCACGGGCTGGGTGAAAGCGACGGGCGTGACAGGCTGGTGAGGCCTAGTCAACACCGTGTCGTTGGGCAATTCGGCCTTGTGCCGAAGAGATTCTCGAATACGTCGAGAGCGGGTTTTTGTGTGGGGAACATTTTTCTGCGCGGGGTTGACAGCGGCAGAATAGAAGTGCGTGGAGCCCTCCCCACTGAGAGCGCGCGTAAGATTGCGGGTGGGAAGTATCCCAAGGGAGAATGGAGAATCCTCTCCTAGCGGGGCGTGGAGAGGGACAGTGAAGTCATGATCGATACGCGAGAGAGGCGCGCCAGCCACAGTTTGAATGGGTGGACCAAGGCCCAACGCGAGCGCAGCAGCCGGGGGCAAGCTGTTCGAGAGATGGGCTTGCACGGCGCGAGCGATGAGCTGGTTCGGGCAGGTATTGTGATCAATACTGGACGTGCCAATGTGACTAGCGACAGCCAGGATCGTGGATGCGATCATGGAGCATCCATAACTCTCTTCCACAAAATTCGCTCGAGTTGAGGGCGAATCGGGGAGGATGAGGTAGATGGTGCCTGTACAGCGGGTTAAAACCATGTACATGACGTTATCGGTGATGGCGTTGGTGGTGCCTCCTAGGTCAATGGCCAAATCGCCGTCGACGGTGATCCCTTGCCAGTCAGCAAAGGGACCGCCTGGGGTGCCGCTCTTCACTTTCGTTTCAGAAAAGCGAGGAGAAGCGACGAGGAGAGGGATGTCAAGGGGGGGTTTGGAGAGGATTTGGATACGCCCGTGAGCGTTGCGTACACCGGGATTGTGGGCGCGGGGGAAGCCGAGGGTGAAGGAGTTCTCCCAAGATAACCGACGCATGACCGTAGCGTAAGTCGAACCGGGGAACTGGCTGGAAAGCTGATTCAGCCAGTCGGCGGTGCGAATACCGTTACGGGACATGGCCTGCGACTCGGGAAATGCTGGCTTGGCCTGAGCAGAGTCGTACGTGCAGATAACGTCGGTAATGGCAGGGGAGTAGGCGAGGAGGAGGGGGATGAAACCGGACCACAAGAGACCCGCATCATCCAGAACGATAATTCCAGAAGTGGGCTGGAACAGCGGAACCAAACCGGTGCAAAAGGTTTGTTCCGTGGGATCGCGGATGAAGGGGCGGTAAGTAGCCTCGGCCTCGCGGCGGAGCGCAGGGTTCCAAGTGTGTACACGGACAGCCTTCCTTGTGCCGGTCTGCAGCTGCGTGAGCAAGTTCTGGACCTCTCGGGACTTGCCGGAGCCAGCCACAC